CCGCCGCCAAGACCGAGTATAGAACTACCACCCAAACCGCCCGGAACCTGAGAAATTCCTCCCCCTCCGATTGATCCGGTTTGTCCAGTAATGTTTACATCACCGCCGGTTGCAGTGCCTCCCGCACCGCCGCCGTTCGTTTGTAGCTGACCCCCACTGCCGCCATTGCCTGAAGCAAAAGCGCCAAATGATGTAGTGCCGCCAGCATTTCCATTGGCTGCCGATACACCTGTTCCGCCCGCACCAATAGTTACCGTTGCTGTTGACACTGCGGCAGTGTTAATCTGTTCTTGAAAATAACCACCTCCGCCGCCTCCGCTACCAGTGTTAAGGGTAAATGCGTTCACCCCGCCGCCAGCGCCGCCGCCGCCAACACCATAAATTTTAATAAAATTAGTCCCTGCGCCTTTAGTCCACGTTCCAGAAACTGTGAATACCGTAGTACGAAGTAATGATCCGCTGCCGGCTGAAGGCGCGGATGTCCACGTTGTGCCGTTGCTGGTCAGAACGTTACCTGTAGTACTAGGCGCAACCGCTTGAACCGCGCTTGTACCGTTTCCTAACAAAACATTGTTAGCTGTAAGTGTGGCTAAGCCTGTGCCGCCAGATGATGCAGCAAGTGCGGTGGTAAGAGTAAGATCACCAATGGTGACATTTCCCGCAGGCGTTACAGAAATAGGCAATTCCTGCACCGCACCGGCCCCAGACGTATCGCGGCCAAGAACTTTACCGGCAGCCGCTGTCAATACGTGTTCTTGGTTCCAGTTGGACGGCTGAACAAGCGTTACGTCGGCGCTGTCAGTTTTAGCGGACGTAAAGGTATGCTTGAGGCTTATGGTCATTACATCATTCCTTCAGGTGGCATCTCAGGCATACCGCCCATATCTTGCATTGGTTGCTGCGGAGGCATTTCTTCGGTCATGTCAGGTTGCTCACGCATTTCAGGTGATCCGCTAATCAAATCACCTGTATCCAGTGCGCCAGCAATCGTCCCCATGACAATATCCTGAATTTGCTCTTCTGTCATCCCTGCTTGCATCGCACTGATGCGTTTTGTTTCCGCATCGTAGGCGTCTACCTGTGCCTTGTATTCCTTGATGTCTACTTCGCGCTTCGCAACGTCTGCCTGCACACCTTCGATAATATCGACCATGCGGTTCAGTTCTTGCGCCATAACTTCCATTTGCTGCTGTGCAGCAACCATTTCAGGCGACTCATCGTCTGTAGCCAATACCTTGGGGTCAAGTATCTTACGGAACCGATCCGCCATTTCCTGCGCGCCGGGCCAATCCATGTTCTTGACAAACAAATCGCCTGCTACAGCCCAAAGCGAAGGGTTAGACTGCAAAATCTGGCTCATGGCATCAAGTGCTTCTTGACGCTTGGTCATGTAACCGGGGCCAGTAGTGACCATAACGTCGTATGTACCAATGCCGGGGTTGTAAATCTTTTCAATTAACGCGCCGGTTTCTTGATCGCGCACTTCGCGTACAGCTTCTTCCTGCGCGGGGTCCATTTTGACCATGCTAACTTCGCCATCAGCACCAATGATGCGTGCAATGCGCTGTGTGTCGTAGATTTTAGGAATCATATCGACGATCTGGCGCGTGATGTAGCGAATAGCCCGCGCAAGGTTGTCAACATAGTGATACGTGCCAACATCGCCCTGCTTTTCGCGTGCGATGATAGCTTTTGCAGACCGTTCGTTGCCTTGCTGGCCTAGCGACGCATCATACTGGCCGGTTGTGGCCTTAATATCCTCGCCAGCGCCCATTTTAGCCTGTATCAGACCTGTTTGGGGTAGCGGCGGCTGTGCGCGCATAGGCAGCGGTAAAACGCCTCCAGCGCCGTCTGTAACGTCTGGGTTGACTTCCAAATACGGCCAGTTGGTCGTGTTGGCAGTTTTCCACTGGTTTTCGTAGCCTTCAAACTGGCCGCCGTAACCTATAAATGGCGCTTTAGGGGCCAATGCAAGCATTTCTGCCTCTTGGCTGGTCCAGTAGTTGTACATACGCTGGGCATCTTTGGCGTTACGCACAAGCCCAGAGATGTATATCTGTCCGTCAACTTCAAATTCGTTACCAATTACGCGCACGACAGGGATATACTTGCCCGACCACTCGCGTTCGTCAAGAATGTCAAAGCCATTGGTTTTCATCCACATGACTTTTTTTCGGTCCACTTTGCGTGTGCGAAGCGGTTTGCCGTACATGTTTTTAAGTTCTTTGTCTTCCGGCGAGTTAGCCTTGGCAGTCTGGTTATTTGGGTACAGATGCAGCGTTTCGGAATCGTAGACATTGTAAAAATACTCCGCAATGCGGATCGTATCTTCTTGAATCCACGCCGAAAGCCCCTGATCGCCGACGCCTTGGTTATATAAAGTGCTGATTGGCGATGCGTCAGGGAACAAACGCTCATATTCTGACTTTAGTATATCTTCAGTAATAAAACAATATTCGGCATCTGAGCCGCATGGGTCTTGAATAGTGGGGTCCATGTAAACGCTAAATGAGTTACGGACGCGGCCAATCTTGATGTCTTGGTCAAATGTATCGTCGTTGCAATACTCAGTCAGCAGCCGGATGTAACCTTCGCCGTAAGTGACTTGGTTGTCGCAGGCTGTGTCATACGCAACGTCGGCATCTGACATATACTCAATGTGACGGACCACACCGTTGAATATCTCGGCTACCTGTACGTCAGCGTTGTCATCCGCGGGTATTACTTTACCGTTTGGCCGGTTCTGTCGCTGTTCGTTTGTTACCTGACGGACGTGCTGTGGCAGCTTGTTGATTGTCAGGCAGGGCCGTGCGTTGATGGCTTGACCCTGCACGCTGCCGCGTGTTGACAGGACATCTGACGGCCACTGCCACTGGTTGTCAGGGCTGCCGGCCATAAAGCGTAGATCGTCTAGTTCGTCCTCACGGCTGTCTGAATACGCAGCCTGCGTCATCGTAAGACGGCTACGCATGGTAGCCATCTTATCGTCAGTGTCGCCAGATGATTTGGCTGGGTTAGAGCCTACATTGGCGACTTTGCCTGCCGTGTTAATGCCTGTGGGGTCGGCCATAGATTATTTCTTGCCTTTGCTGGCGGCGGCACGTTTCACGCTGTAGGCGATAGCGACCGCTTGTTTCACAGGTTTACCCGCATTTACTTCTGCTTTGATGTTCTTGCGAAACGCAGCTTTGCTGGGTGACTTACTAAGGGGCATGATTAACGCTTTTTGCCCATTGGTGTTGGCTTCATGTTCGTAGTAGTGCGGATGATCTGCGGTTTAGCAGGCATTTTAACTGCTGGCGCTTTAGCTGGCTTGCTTGGTGGGGCCATCCGCAATAGTGCTGGGCGAGCGCCGCCGGGGCTTGTCGTGCCTTCACGTTTTGTGATCTCTTTAGCGGCTTCTTTGCGGGCTGGGTCGCGGTTAGCAATGGCAGCTTTCTCAGATGCTACAGTGCCGGTTTTGTACAGGCTGCGCGTATATTTGTTGGCTGGCATTTACTTACCCTTCTTAGTTGGCTTGGCCGTCTTGGCGCTTTCTTTAAAATCCTTGGCGGTGGGGGCACCCTTAGCACCGGGCTTACGCATCTTCTCGCCAGAGCCGGCAGCAATGCGGGCTTTTTTTGCATTAATGTTTGCATACAATCCGGGTTTCATGGGCATTTCCACCTTTTCAAACTAGCTTTGGCACGTTCGCCGTCTTTAGCCTTAGCAGCTACTGCACCCATGCGCGCGCAAAATGACGCTTTGCGTCCTGCGTCTGCTTTTGTTTTCGGGCTGGGCGCAGGCGCCTTTAAGTTACTACCTGTAGCAGCATTATACTTGGCTCGGCCAGCGGCTGTCAGGCCCGCACCCTTTGACACAGGCAGTTTCTCGCCTCTGCCAACGGATAGCGACACTGATTTTTTCTTGTCAGCCATTAACTGCCCATCCACGATGTAGATATTCCTGCGGGAGAATAGCCTCTTGTGCGATGCTTGTCAACGCGTGTCAGACGCGGATCAGTAGATGCTACAGGAAATGCGAACGTGACCGCTATGGCGTCCGCTGCGTCTGGCGAGGCCAGCCCGCGTGACTTCATATCTTTCTTGCTTTCAAGGAACAGCGTACCCCTGCTGTCAGGCTTGGTGCGCGGGCTGATGAGGTCTGTCTTCAGGAACCTATCTGTCGGGATGTGACCTGTGCGGAGCCAGTCACGCATGGCGCCCCACATCTCTGCGCGCTTGTTGCCCCACATCGTCTGGTTCTTAGCCTTGTTGCCGAAGTTCACGCCGCGTATCTTGTACCGCTGCTCCTTCAGCCTGTCTACGACGCCTGCGCCTAGCCCGCCTTCGTCGATGCAGACCAGCGCCGGCTGGAACTGCTCTATGGCGTCGATGACGTAGCCTGCCACTTCCATAGTGTCCGCGCCGCGGTGCCTGCGTAGTTCCAAGATGTCACGGCCCTGCCGTATGGCGATGACCGTAGCGTCAGCCCCGAACCGTGCAGGGTCCACACCTATGACGATGGGCGCGCTGGTGTCTTTGACCGGCGCACGCTTCATGGCATCATCAACCAAGTTGCTGCCGATAAACTGATCGTCACCTTCTGATGGGAACGCGCCGTACACTTCGACACTGGCTTGGTAGCTGTCTGGTCCGTACTCGTCGATGATGCGCTGGTACAGGTTTTTATCTGTACCCTCGACATCACGGGCGTCGATGACCCGCGTTGACCAGAACGCCCGCTTGCTGTGGAACGTTTCGTAGAAATAGCCTGTGTTGCGCCGCGGGTTGGAGAACGCCAGATGGAACCGATGTGGAGTATTCTCTGTGAAGAAACCATCCGATACGGACCAGATGCTGTCGGGTATACCGCTGGCTTCGTCGAATATCAGCATCACACCGTCGAAGTTGTGGACCCCT